CTCGGAATCTGAGCTGTGTTTGGATTGCGGTGCGTCATTCTTCCTGTGATAGCTCCGTTAGGTATTACAAATCCATGTATTCTACCATCATCTTCAACAGCTTTAACCCACGAATCAATCTGTGCTATGCGTTTCTGTAACAAAAGAAACTCTGCAATTAAACTGGCTTCGTGTATGTGTGTAACTTGTGATAAAGTTTTTTCATCTACGATAGGTTGACCAGTAGGGGTAAATCTTTCTGGCTTCCAACCAAAGTCAATCAAGTATTCTCCAATCTGTTTACGACTGCCAAGATTAAACTCAACTAACTTCTGTCTCATAAAAGATTGAGTATGGTCTGACTTTTGTATAGATTCATACTCTTCATCAGTAAGACCGCGCTTAGATAATGTTCCATCTTTCTTTATATAAGGTGTGACAAGTTTATCATCTACCCATTTAGGTTTGAAAGTATTATGTACTTCATCTTCTATCTCTTGTTTTCTTTGTCTAAGTTCTGCTAACAAAAGTTCAGCAGAATAAGTATCAAACTTAAATCCGTTCTCTTCTTGCTGTTTCATCAGTCTTGCAACATCATGTTCAAGTCTTACACATTCTTTAGAAAATCCTTTAGCTTCAAAGCGTAGCTGTTTGAATACCATAGTGTTTAGCTGTACATCTTTGACGCAATACTTCATCATTTCTGGAGAATAATTTAGATAATCTTCAAACTCAATCTTAGGATATTTTAGTTTATATCCCCAAGCTTCTAAACTATGTCCACCTTCTCTGACAGGATTAAACAATCTTGATATTACTAATGTGTCCAGACATTCTATATGACTAAGATCGACTCCTGTTAGTTTTCTAATTACAGGAATATCAAAACCTACAATGTTATGTCCTATTAATCTATCAGCAGTAGATAAAAACTTACATCCTTCATCAATCTGATCAGGTTTGAATTTAAATATCTCTCCTGTATCAGGATTCTGACAAACAATACACCATATCTTTGTTGCTTTTAGATCATCTGTTTCTATGTCAAATACTAAATCCATATTAGAATCCTTCTTCATCATTTGTAACTTCTATATCATCATTAGAAAGTTCTGAAAGTCTACCTGTTTCGTTATCGTAAAGAAGATGTGTAGCTAATCCAACATCACCTGTATATCTTGATTTAAGAATACGAACTTTTGTTGTCTGTGACTCTTGATAATCGTCAGACTGTTGGTTTCTTTCTAAAGCTATGACGCAATCAGATAGCTGTGCAATACTCTGACTACCTCTAAGGTGAGATAGGTTTACTTCTATTCCGTTCTCATGTCCTTTGTTGCCATCAATCCTGCGCAAGTGTGATACAAGAATCAATCCTGCACCTGTTTCTTCTACGATTGATCTTAACTTGGTCATAATAGAATCAATAGTTCTTCTTTCATCTCCTTCTGTTGATGCGCTGACAAGCATGTGTAAGTGATCAACCACTACCCATTTACAACCACAACCTATAATCATAAACCTTATCTTAGAAAAGATTTCGTCAAGGTCGTTAGCTCCAAAGTGGGCATGTACCCACACACGATTCTTATTATCACCATCATAAAGTATGTCAAAGAACTTATCTAATTCTTCTTTAGAGTATCGTTCTCTTATTTGGTCTATGTATAATCTTGCATTAGCTTCAATGGAGAGAACTCCGTCAATAGTTCTGCGCCAATCTTCTTCCAAAGCAATAATACCTACATTGTCTTTTGTTTCTTTAATTAGCCAATGCTCTATTTCCCTTGTAACGCTAGATTTACCTAACCCTGTACCACCTGTAAGGGTTACGAGTTCTCCTTGCCTGAGTCCATACAGCTTCTTATTTAGCCCTTCGTATGGGTAAGGTACACTTTCTTTCTTCTCTCTGTTGTGGAACTTATCTCTCTGCTCAGACACATTGATAACTCCTGATGGAGTATAAGTCTTAGCTGACCACCACGCTTCTGTAAATTCCTTATGCTTGTTCTGTCTAAGCATATCATTAGGATCTTTACAACCAGTAGGCAATGTCATAATCCTTGCCTTGCTAGGTTTAAATAGTCTTGCTACTTTTAGACTAGCTTCTTTTCCTGCCTTGTCATTATCAAATGCTATTATAACATTTTCAAATTCATCAAAGAACTCAAGACTTTCTTTGATGTCACGAACTGCACCTTGCGCACCTCGTTTAATCGAAACAACTGCCCATTTACTGCCTAGCAGTTCGTAAGCTGCCATAGCGTCACATTCTCCTTCTGTGATCGTTACATACTTACCACCTTTGAAAAGCTGTTGTCCGAATAATCCTGTTTCATTATATGATCCTTGTAAGAAAAAGTTTTTATCTCTTACATTTCTACATTTGGTAGCTGATAGTTCTTGTCCGTTGTAGTACGGATAAAAATGTTTTGTAACTTTACCCTGCAAGTCATGTGCTACTTTTACACCATACTTTTTTGCAGTTTCAAGTTTTATCTTTCTGTCTGGTAGTGCTGAGTAACTACCTGCTATGTCATTTACTTGTTGATTTATTGGTTTTGCTGTTACTGTTTCCATATCCTTTCCTTTACACGCATCGTCATAGTTTTTCATAAATCTGCCACAGCTAAAACACTTTGCTGATCTATCTTTATTTATACCAACAGCATCGCTACTGTTACAATCTTCTAAAGGACAAGGTTGGTGAACAACATCCCACTCTTTATCTTCAAACTCTGCCCTCATATTTTTCTCCTTTTAAAAATGATAGGTAGGCGGATAAGCTACCAACTTATCTCTTATTCTGTTGTCGTGTTGCCTACCTAAATATTATACCTCTTACTTTTCTTTTTCAACATCATCTTCCTTGATGACTTCTTTCTGTCCTCCTTTTCCATTAACAATAGAAACAATTTTACTTGAAAAGAAATTGATACCTGCTTGAATTTCTTCTAAATCTAAAGTAACGCTTGCTTTCTTTTGTGTTAATCTTTGAACTCTTCCAAAAATACCTTGTGCTTCTTCTGGCAGTTCATCTACCGAAAGCTGAACATCATCAATAATTATGTAAGGTTTTTCACTATGTTCTTCCATAATTAAAACTCCTCGTTATCAGAATCTGCACCTTCGTATTCGACAAGCTCATTTACTTTTACAGCAATCAACTCAGCGAATGTTCCGTATGGACTGTTATATGGTCTAACCTTAACAGTAACATTCGATCCGTTACCAATCAAACAATCCAAAGGGTTACCATCTGCATCAATAAGTTTAGGTGCTTTGTTTGGCTCACCTGTTTTCTTATTTACTGCTGTCTTACTAAACATGAAAGCAGGCTCGTCATACTTAGGATTACCTGCTCTGTCTTTTGATTGATTAAGACCTGCTCCTTCTAACTCTGTCGCTGTGTCTTGGTCAGTCAATACAGTAATCATGTATTTATGTGGCTCAAAGCGTGTGTTAGGAACAGACACATTAGCCCACATAGCTTTTCCTGTTGCATACATCATATTATATTACCTCTTAGTTTTAAAAATTCGGTCTGGTTTTAATTGTCGTAAGACCAGAAACTTACTCGCTATCTGAACAGCGAACAAACAAGATAAAAGGAAGGTGATACATGAGGGCAAAACATATCTTGTTTGTAACAAATTATATCCTGTATTATACACTATTTCTTTTCTCATGTCCAGTTCTTTTTTAATTATTTTCAATCGACTCAGCTATTGTCTCGTAAGTAAATGATTCAAAGTTATTTAAATCTAACAAACCTTCCTCATACTTATCGCTGAGAATATTCTCTGCATCTTCTCCGCTACTCGCTTCAATAGTGAACTCATATTTTTTATTCTCGAACAACCAAACTTTATATTCGTTAGTCTTCTTTTTATTTCTAACTCCTGTCAAGTTTGTGAAGTTTATAACATTATCTTTATTATTCTTAATCATTATCTTTATCTTCCTTTATAATACTTATAAGATTATACCACAAATAGATTCTAAAGTAAATCTATATTTCACATTATGAAATAATTAATTAAAATCTAATTCGTTTATTCCGTTTACTCCGTCTCTAAGTTTTTCCAAACTTTCAACTTGTGTTCGGTCTTTGTTAGGTGTATAAGCATCAATGAACAGACCAAAGTTTTCACTATCTAATCGTTCATCAAAGTCTTTAAGTATCCCTTCTAAGTTTTTAATATCCATAGTGTTTCCTTTACTACTTTTCTACATAAAAAGTTATTTCACAGCTATCATCAAAGTCAATATATTTCTTTTTCCATGTTACTTTATCCCAATCAACTTCACGAAAACCATTTGCATCTTTCACTTCTTTTCCGTTCTTGTGTTTCTTGAAAGCAAGTATCCTTTCTTGATAACAAATAGAAGGGTTATCGTGAGGACACATATCTTCCAAGTCTATATCTATATCTAGTTTTTCTTTGACAAGAAGTTGTATTGCTTCCTGCACATCATAGTAATCAAATTTTAAATACATTATCCAAACTCCTTTGCAATGCTCTCAATGATTGCATCAATGTTCTGTATTGCGTCTTTAGGCAGCAAAGATATAGCAATTCTGTTAGCTATCTTTTCTTTCAGATTCCATTTATTCACACCTGTTTTAACATCCAATACTGCGTTCCACCTGTTGTAGTCTAAATCAAATTCACGAACTGAATTGTATTCTTCTACTCCTCTTTGAACTTTATTAGATAACGAATCTCTCTGATCTTGTAAAGTTTTAATTTGCTTATCAAAAGACTTAACTTCATTAGCTTTTGACAGTAAATCTCTGTACTCTTTACAACCTGTAATTGCTCCATTTGCTTTATTTCTTTTAGACTTAGTTACCTTATCAAAGATAACATCTACGATTGCATCTTGTTCAAACTTTCTTATTTGTGTAGCCATGTTACTTTCCTCTTTGTTGTTAAAAAAAATAATGGCTTATCAGTCTAGGCATGCATCTGTTTTAACTGACTAACTTAGCTTCTCCCTTATACGAGTGCGACTCAGCCTCTGAGAAGTACCATGTTACGCAGTAGTTTTTTAGTTCCGAAGTAACTACCAACTCCTCCAACAGCAACATAACTATCGGTTTTTATAGTGCCTGTCAACACTAGCATGTGCGCTTTTATAGTCGTCTAACAACCCATGCATTAAATTGTTAGGGAGACTTTTGTGTTACGACTTAGGTATAAAGCACAAGTACTGTCTACCAAAGTTAAACACTCGACCTCGACCAGTTCGATATGTTCCGAACTTGCTGAATGTTTTTCTTGGTGGATTAACAGCAACTCTGAACTTCCATCCCATCACATTAAAGTGATAGAACTTCTTGTCATAAGTCTTACTATCTCTAAACAATTTTAACATTGTGTATCTCCTTCTATAGTTTGTAGTTTCATGGGCAACTACAATTAGCCCTCATAAATTAGTGTAATTTTTCTTTGTCAATCTCTAACATATCCAATGCTTCTTGCTCTGCTTCTGCAAGACCTACTATCAATCCTCCAGTTTCCTCTGCAGATAGAGGGTTTAACAATCTCGATATTAATATACAAACTATCTGCTTGATTGTTGCTTCATCACATGTTGTTTCTATATCTTTAACATGATCTATAATCTTTTTAACTTCCTTATATTTGTTCATTCCTAATCTCCAATTTATATATTCTCCAATCTCTTAAAGCAAGTTCTATTGCTTTCTCTTTAGAGCTTACAAAATACCAATCTTTAAATCCTCTAGGAAATTTTAATCCTTTTACCTTTACAATAAAAGCTCTCGGAACTCCGTTATCTTTTGCTGTCTTTGCAATTTTAATTTTCATACTTGACCTCGCTATTGTTTTTAAACAGAACTTCTAACCATTCTCTATTCTTGTTGAAGTATATTTCAAATGTAGCATAAGGTTGTTCGTTAAATGATATTCTTTCATCACAGTTTCTTATGTAATATCTTTTACAAAAACAGATAAAATGTTTATTTGTTTCTTGTTTCATTTTCTTTTCTCGCCTCCTTCTTCATTGATTTTTTTGTTCAATTCTTTAAGAGTAAAATCCTTTCTACTGTATTTAGTTTTATCCCTATGTGTTTTAGGTTTATGAAACTTGTCCATGTTCTTTTTTACAGGATTATTTTTCATCTTGTTTTCTTCTTCTATTTAATTCGTTAAGTATCTTCTGTTTTAATTTAGGTTTAGTTCTGTCTTCATTATACAAATCAGTAAGCTCCTTCTTAGACACCGCCTTTATATAATAATGCTTAACAGTAGTTACATTGGTTTGTCTGTTATAGCTTTTGCTGCTCGGTTTTAATTTTGTAGGCATTTAATATCTCCTCTTTAATAGAAAATTGCTTGTTGCATTGCTTCGTATTCACGCTGAATATCTTCAAGTCTTTGTTCTTCTTTCTTAATAAGCTCGTCAATATAAGTCAGAGCTTGTGAATCTTTTTGTAATCCTTTAGGTATAAATGAAGCTAACTCCCTTCTAATTACCTTTAGTTCGTGCAACATCTTCTATCTCCTTCCATTTATGATTTAAAATTTTCTCAATAGACCCATATTGTTTATTCACAAGACTAGTACCGTCTTCAAAGTTAACAGTAATGTTTCTAGTTTCTTGATTTTCAAACATACTGATTACCTTTTTCCCATCTACTTCAGTTCCTATCTTTAGTATCTTTAGCTCTGCCATCTTCTATCTCCTTCCAAGTTATGTTCTTGTCATTGTACATATAAAAATTATATCTCTTTCCATCTTTGTAGTCAAGCTCTGCAGTAAACTGTATGCTCAACAAACTCTTAACCTCCGCAGGATACCATGTCTTATCGTCATAGCCATAGGTCGCTAATATCTTCTGACCTTTAGTTGGTTTAGCTTTCACCTACACCTCCTCTATTTAATCTTCTCCATATACTTTCATCGTGATCTGGAGTTTCACAAATATCATCAATTACTTCTTTAATCATATCTGCTAACCAATATACAGAGCAGTTATCATTATCTTTGTTAGCTTTAATTAAAGTTTCTATATTTTCAATCATTTCTTTTTTACTACTCATCAGTCACCCTCTCTTCATAATCTTTTTAACTCTTTCTTTGTTAAATTAGTTATACCAATATCCCACTTGATACGCTTTCTCATTTCACTTGATAGCCAACCATGTCCTTCATCTTTTAAATCTTGTAAATATTGTTTTACTTCTTTGAAAGTAGCATTATCTTTTAATGTTGCTTGTGGCTCTTTTCTTTCTGTCCAATGCATATCTATTCTCCTTTCCTTTTCTAGTGTACTTAGTCTTATCTCTGTGTGTCTTAGGTTTATGGAACTTGTCCATGTTTTTCTTAACTGGATTAGGTTTCTTCATCACGTTCAATCAAGCAATACCATATACGCATCAGGCTCGTGTTTAATAAACCAATCTAAACCTTTGCGCATAGTAGCGTAGTCATTAAAAAGTTCAGCACCCATAATGCTATCGTAAACTGCAACAGCATCAGCAGGTATTGTTATTTTTTCACCAGTAAATCTATTGGCTACTTCAACAGGTTTTGTATCTATTACTCTGCAATCAAAAGGTAATTCACGCTTTGTCATTTTCTATTCTCCTATTTCTTTCTGCATTTAAATTCACAACATTATCTACTTCTTCTGAATATATCTCTGCCTCATCGTGAGAAAATTCCCAATCTTGTTCTTCCATATAACCCATTTCTTCGGCATCTTCCCAATTCTCTGCCTCAACAAAACATTCTTCTATCATCACAGTTCTTCTTTCTAATCTGAATTCTTTTAATTTATCTTTCATCTGTATACTCCTCTAGCTCTTTAGCTAATCCGTTTAATCTACTTGAAATCCAATACAGTTCTTTATCGCCTTTGAAAACTTTCTTTTCTAATTGTGTTTCTTTATTTTTTTTAGCAAGTACTTTAAATGCTCTAACAAAATGAACAATATCCATATCAAGAATATTTATATCCTTGCCCTCACTTGATGATTCATATTCAAAAGATTCCTGAAGATCTTGAGGTGCTTTTTTTTCTTCGCACATTTGATTTATCTCTAATAGTTTTTTAAGTTTCATTTTTGCTCCTTAGTGTTGTTAAAAATTCTGGGTAGTTTTGATAGAGCAGACTACCAACTGCTGTTATGTTTACCTCAACAATGTCCACGAACAGGAAGTGCATTGTATTCTTCCGTATCCTTTTGGTAAACTCTCCTCTATTTTTGTTTTATGCCTTTCAAAATATGAGCGACCACATCTACAGTCCACCCATTGCCTAACATTTTATATCTCTGAGTATTCGATACTCCTTCTGTGTATCCGTCTGGTACTGTTTGTAATCTCTCACACTCAAGAGGAGTTAGTTTTCTATAATAAAAATCTTGGCCTGTATCTTTAGTCAATTTTATAATGTGTTGCTTACTCATATTAGCAGTAATGGTATTAGATTTATCATCATCTCTTTCTACTAAATGCCTCATACTTCTAGGTGACCAATCTTTTCCTGTTTCTCTTTTATGTTTGTAACGGATTTGATTAGCCTCTGGTGTCCTTACTTCTGTCATAGATTTAACCATAACTTTAGGCTCTCTATGACCACCACCCATTGTTGTAAGTGTAGGTGCTTTACCTTCAGGGCTATAAACTCTTTTAATAATATCAAATCCTTTTATATCGGAGGCTTCTCCTACTTGGATACATCTATTATTGAATACTAATTGCCTTCTGTGTTTTTCAAAGTAACTTTTAAGATTGCCACCCTTAAAGTAATTAGCATCAAGACAATGTGATTTTTCTCTGTCTGTTACTCCGTCCTCTAGAATATCAGCAAGTATAATTCCTTTGTCTTTAGGCATATCAAAAGGTATGTTAGTCCAATATAATCTGTAGCGATTCTGTGCGCTGACTAAGTTCGAATTAATAGCTATTGGCTCAACCCCAAGATACTCGCTAATAACATCTTGGCTTTCTTTTTTCATTCGGACATTCTCAAGTAAGAAATATTTGGGCTTGAGAATCTTTAAGACTCTAACGAAATCAAAGAACAGTTTAGATCGGGGGTCTTCAAAGTTTAGATTCTTTCCTGCAAAACTAAATCCCTGACAAGGTGAGCCACCCATAACAAGATCAATGCCAATATGTTTTCTAATGACTTCCAATCTAGCGTCTTCAAGTTTAGTTATATCTCCCATTTGTATTGTGAATGGGAAGTTCTTTTTAGTTACTTTGATAGCCCATTTATCAATCTCGCTAGCGTGATAAATTCCTATTGGTACTCCTGCTTTTTTTAATGCCAACTGTCCACAAGACATACCATCAAATAGTGAGAATACATTTATAGGTTTCATATTATCTTCTCTCCAACATTGAGAAGGGTACTCTGTAGCTACCTTCGTTTTCAATATCAACAACTGCTTTTTTGATTGCAACTTTAGTAACAACTCCTTTTGAGCGTTTAGTTTTTTGAACAACCCATACTTCATCACCCACATTAATTTTTGACTTAGCGTTCAATGTCATTGTGTCGTGGATAAGATCAATCAATCCGTTGTAATCATCAATAGAAAAGTTAGAGTTATAAATTTCTGTTCTGAGTTCGTGTATTTGCATTTTAATATCTCCTTAGTTTTATTAGTTAATTTTAATTTAAATTGTGACTGAGTGCAAATTTATTTTATGCGTTCAATCATTCGTTCAACCTCGTTCAATCCTGTTCTTCATAGTCCTTCCAATCGTAGCCACGATTTGCATAGTGATAAAAACTTGTTCGAAGGTGGCCCTCTTCATCTATAAATTGTGCTGTAAACTGAATACTCAATAGACTCTTAACCTCTGCCACATACCAAGATTTTTGTTCAGCATAAGTTACTAAGACTTTGTTTGACTTGGGTTTTCTTGATTGTTTCATTGTGTTAAACCTCTCTCTTTTAATACTGTTCTTATCCTCTGACCATGCGAAGGATAAACAACAACTTTGATTTTCTTATCCCAACAATGTCTGCAAGATTTACATTGTCCCTCTTGATCTTGAGCGTTACATTTTATAAATGATTTAGGCAAAGATTTAATATGGAAGTTAGGCGCAATCGTGCTAGTGTTTTTTCCTGTGACTGTGTGACCAACTACAGAATCAGAAGAAAACCTAACAACAACATTCGGCAATGCGTTCAATCGTTCAATCACATTATCAAACTTTTTGAATTTGTATTGTCTGGTAGGTATCCAATGTTTGCAATGTGGAGTCGCTTTGCATATCTCATAAATTTTTTCAGCTAGTTTTAAATGATACATATCGCCACTATCAAACCACCTGAAATATCTGCAGTTCAAATCTATATACTCTATCATTTCATCTGCAAAGTTTTTTCTCTTCCAGTCTTCCTGATTATGTTGCCTAACTTTTTTTACATTTGAGAATCTGTAGTTTCCTTCTCTGGCATAACAACCTTTGCAAGCGTCAACATAATTTCCTTTACTATCAAATGACGCAGGACAACTTCCGCCCTCGCTTGGGTGTCCTGCTTGTGTTGACCAAGAAAAGATACTGCCCATTTTTTTAGTGTTAGATATTTTTATCATTCGTATTGCTCCCAAATTTGGTGATAGATTTCCATAACAAAACTCTCAAATTTTGGTGCGTTTCTTTCTTCCAAATCTGGGTGCAGCTTTGTTGCTATGTCATATGCTTTTTCATATGTAATTTCATTCATCATTTCGTTGATATCATCTGGTGAATACATTCGTTCAATCCTCCGTTAAACTGTAATTAAATCTGTATGAAAATAATCTTTGTCGCATTCTTCGCAGTAGTACCAATGGCCACTTCTACTGCTTGACATTTCTTCTTCACATTCTGGACATTCATCACAAAAGCTTTCATATAAATCTGGCATTACTCAACCCCCCTCTTCAAGTTATTATATTCATAATCATAAGCCAACATTACATCTTCCCAATGATATTCCCATGTTGGATAAACTTTTTCCATAAATGATATGGCTTGATCATACCCAATGCGATCAACCATTTTATAAAACATATTGAGCAAGTATAAAAAATCGTATTTATCAAAATTGGATTTCATCTAACAATCCCTCCTCTTCATCTGTTTGGTGCTGTTGTTGGTTTTTAAGTTCTTGTTCTTCTCGCATTTTCTCTTCGAGTTTCTTGGCAGTATCCCAACCGCCTATTTCTATAATTTTTGCTATTAGTTCATCAGACATTTTATAGACTCCAT